CTTCTACAGCTGGTAGTTCGATAAACTATTCAGCTATCCACCCAATTTTTACCGTTTTCACGGCGCCGTATTGGGACGGAATGGTCGAATTCCCAACAAGCCATGCGTATAAAAACGCATACTCATGAGGGAATTTCTCCGTTCTGCGCCCGTATTCAAGGCGCGGAAAACGCCACTCTCGTCGCTGGTAATTGGCATTCCAGCGCGATTGACACGAGAAGCCTTCTGGACTATTCGGAAGACCGAAATGCCCAAAAGGTACATGCCAAAATTGCTTGAGATGACGTAGCATGGCTATAGAAGTTTTCGTAAGAAAACGACTATGGAGCTGTTTACAGCTATCCAACAATGAGATCCATGCCGGAGTTGACTCACAGCGTGAGGCCTTAAAACGAACGATGCTGACATCTTTGCCAGCATAGGTATAAACGCCGCATGATTCCCTTATCGGGGTATCTATGCACGTTTTGCCTACGTTCACCTTAAAGCCTGAAGCTTCTAACATTTTGACGATGAAACGTGCGTCCTCTTTAGGGCACACAATATCGTCGCCAAAGACACGCAGAGGCTTATGCAAACTCCGAGGATGAACACTGGCCTGGGCAATCGCCCAGAAAACTAGTGTCTCGACGGGGAAGCATAAGGCTGATCCCATGCTTGCAAAGCATGTCGGCCGGACTAAGTCTCCTCTCACGGAGATTCGTCTCGATCGATAGCGTGTAAGTTCGCGTAAGACCTCTTTTGGAAAGAGGAGGCGACACAGCTTTAGCCGCACTGTGTCACTAGCATCCTTCAAGTCAAGAGTAGCAAGATCGTCTCTTTTACAGAGACGACCATTGTACTCCTGATGATTGAAGTTAATCGCATTACGCGTAAGTGGACTCTCGTGTACTATGTAGCGAAGGACGTCCCATATGCCTTGTTGGGCAAATTGGTATTCCTTCGGCTCAATGCATATGCTCCGAAGAGATTTGTAATCCTTCGGAACACATGTCACGCGAGAATTAGGAACAGCATCCGTCAGATTGACGGGCGCACGCTGATTAAAGCGATACAGGGACTTATCGGCCCCTGGTATGTTCCCAAAATTCCACTTAAGAAGCCCACGTTCCTTCTCGGCTACTGCTCCAGGCCCATGCCGACCAAAGGGTAATGTAACCCATTGCTCAAGCGAGGCATGAAGCCGGTCGTCATCCATCAACACATGCTTGAGAAGCATGCGGGCCCTATTAAGGACCCATGATGGAGTGGTTATGACTGGATCCTCAGTCACTCTACTAACGAAGCCTGCTAAAGCTTCGTCAGTAGTCATCCTAGAGGGTATATCAGTGGCTTTTGAATAAGCCATGCATACCTGTCTAATGCAAAAGAAGGCCCAAACGGCCTCCTCCGCAACAGACATCCTAGGATGTCCCGAATTATCGAACAATATGTAGAATAAATCATACATAAAGCTCGGTAATTCCGATCGCCAGTGTTTAGAAAAGCCACTAGGAGTAACAAAATTACTCCCAGTTATAAGGCTTGTCTCCACAGCTTTACCCAATATGGGGAGCGAATTAGAGACAAGACCAAACTTTTCTTTGCGTAACCTAAGTATTAGGTATCGCGCACTGGATTCATAGCACAATCTTTTTGAAGGATCATGAACTATGAAGTCCTTAAATACCGAAGTGTAGAAGGCGAGCACAAGTGCGAGGTTAGGTATATTCATACTACCCCCTCGTTTGTGTGTATCCTCTACGGCGTTCCACCTCACCCCGATCCAGAGCTCGCAAGAGCTCCCATACGCGTATTACATCAGGTCCCAAAGCACGTTCAATGGTATTAGGTACATTTAGTTTGCACAGTTCCGTCGCAACAAGCGGCGAATAACTATGCATACGAAGTACACAATACTCATCGTTAATGTGCTTTGTGACTTTAGCTAGTTCATTAGCAGAAATTGCTAATGGCAGAGCTTCAGTCTTAAAGGCATACGAAAGTATGTCTTTAATATTAGAAAGCTCCGACGCATCAGTAAACTTGCATATTTTGCAAGTTGTTCTAATACGCCTTGTCGGAATAATTCCGGCAAGCATAGCTGTATGGATCGCGCCTATCGGCGCGACAGGATACTCTTTGCCCCTAAGATAATCTTCGTACGAACGAAGATTACTCAAACAAATCCCAAGCAAAGAGACGAGGATGGCGAAAATAATCGTCAGAATCGTCTGCAAAAGCTTAGTCATACGTCCTCCTTATTAAAGGAAGGACAGCAGGACTCGCGTCCTGCTGTCCAGGAATCTCTAGCACGACGCTTATGCGTCGCCGCCAGAGGTGATCGAACCTAGCACGGTGTTGGACGCGTTCGCGACATTCATCGCAGACGCATTGTTCAGCAACGAGCAAAGGTTACTGATCCGTTTCAACAGATCAGCCGTTGTACCGCCGGAGAATCCGGTGAGATCTCTCGGAATCGAGAGAGTAAGCTTGGCACTAAAAGTGCAAAGCTGGTACGGGCTGAGTGTCGATTGTTCTGTCTGTAAGACAGTTACAATGACTTGGTCGTTTGCTTTGGAGTTGCTAGGAGCGTACTTACGCTCGATAACAACTGCCAAAGGTTTGGCCAGGGATCGACCGGTGACCACATATGTGGTCTTTTGAGGACCGGTGCTCTGTAAAGAGAACACGGTCGTGCCGGTATTTTCATTGTAAAGGGTCAAAGAGGATGAGGCCATGATACACCTTCTAAGGTTAGCTTTCCGTAGAAAGCAGTTCAACGCAGACGGAGTCTCTGAAAAAGCAGAGAAAAACCGCTTGCGTACTGTGAAATACGAAGCCCCTTGCCAGCCCAAAACGACGGGCTACCGCATGGTGGCATACCAAGCCATCGCTGGTAGTACGTCACGTAGCCAGGTTTACCCTTAACCTCATTCGTAGAGATTGGGGTAAGCCTCATCGCCCATGCACCTGACCACCACTCAGTTGAGTAGCACTCAGGAAGGGTGATACCGTAGAAAGGGATAGTGGCTTTCGCCGAATATCCTAAACTACGGACGGCCGTCGATTGAAGCGTCGAGAGAGCATTACTCAGAAAGAAGGGTTGCGACATCAAATCGTTCATGTTGACGAACCAGTCAACCACAAACGAATAAGGTATCGCCTCCCAAATGCTCTCCAGTATCTGAGACCAATGTAAGCCATAAGCAAATAACATCTTATGGAGCGCAGAAACACTGGCGCTGAGCGCGTCAGTAGCGTAACACGAGACGTTACAGCTCATGAGTCCAGAGCCAAAGATGACTCGGACTCTAGGATGGTTTGGCGAAAACGAAACGTTGTTCGCGACCATCGACTTCCATTGACTCCAGGTACTATCGCTGACAGTTGGAGACGGCGGCGAAATAGAGGTTTCGGTCTTTTTCCCGAACCTCTCCAATACTCGGTCTCGAAAACGATATAGCGAAGAGGCGTACTTTTCACATGACTTCGCAAACTGTTTGAAGTCATAGAGAGACGCGCCCCAGCCATACTGCTTCTCGAGCCAGAGGTTAGCGCCATGTTTCGCTAAATGTGCGGCAGAGTGCCGCTTAGCGAGACGGCGCCAATCTCCTTTTAAGAGCCCGAATGGATTACAAACCATCCGGATGGTCTCGGGGAGCTCTTTAATAGTAACGGCCATTAAGGTCTTACTATTAACGAGACCCTTAACCAAATTGGCAAGAGCAATAACCTCCGATGTCCAGTCGACGTTCTGCGCACTCGTCTGAAGATCAGATAAGAGCGCATTATAGTTTCCGGGCATAACCCAGAAACCGCTAGAGGCGTTCCGCCAACAACTATAGCTATAATAGCCATCGTTGTCGCACGGAAACCCCTTGCCGTCAAAATCAGGGAAATGAGATGCCTCAACCTTGAGATGAACACAAGGATTGAAGCGTCGACCTCCCGTGTTGACTGCAACATCGGTAAAGGACTCATAACGCACGCGATCGTACAAGTGATAGTACTCGTCCTGTGCAAGAGGCGCTGCACGGAATGTAACACCGTCCTGGACTTGAAAAGTCCGGTACGGCTTATACAGTTCCGTGTAACTAGCGCCACCCTTCCAGAAGCGAGCACCATTGTCGCTTGTCCAGACCGTGCGCGTACGAACCCTGCTCATGATTCCTCCAAAAATAAGGGGCCCGAAAGGGTATAAATATTATGGCGGACCATTCGG